CTGTTTGGTATCTCTTGTAAAAAAGCCAACGTAACAAATATCTTCTTGTAAAGTTTGTTCTTCTGAATATTCAAAAGCAACACCTAAATTAACTTCTGTGATACCACTACTAATTAAATCATTTACATAATTAGTAATATCTATACACAAATTCTCGTTACCATGGTCAAAATGTTGTGTTCCTTTTATTAAATTTATTGTTGTTCCAGTATAACCACTGGTACTACCTGAATACCACATAGTAGGGTCAGTATAAACACCTAACTGAGACCAAGCAGTGTTAAACATTCTTTCCTCCCAATTGGCTGGACCATCACAATAAGCTTTATCACCTAAATCACAAGTATTACTTCTTTGTGGGATATAATCATAACCATTACCTTCATCCCATGTTTCAGGTACCTCAAAAAGTATTAAATCAAATGAAGTTGCTCTTTTAACATCCCCACAAGAACTAGCAACTGTTTTACAAAATAATTCTTGGTCAAAACAAGATGTGTTAGTTATTTTTATTTCATGTGTTAAACCAGATAAAGCATATTCTTTTGAATTAATTCTATCAATTATTTCTGTTAAATCTAAATTAAAAATATATCTTGAAAATTGTAACTCATTTACATTATTAGAACCCCCATGATAAATCTCAGCTATTGGGTTTCTTCCTGTGTTCGCACAAGAGTTTCTAATAATGGTTGTATCTTTATTAAAATATGTTCTGTATATACTCATTAGTTCTTTTACTAATAAATATCTTAGTTAATCCTAATGCCTTGAGATAATAACCTTTCTAAGTCAAATTGTTCTATTTTATCTTTAGAATTAGCGTTTGTTGATGGAAGTTTATGGTAGGGGTGGTTATGGTTTTTAACATAATCCCTTAGTAACTCTAAGAATTCAACCAACACATCCCCTCTAATTAAAGGTGATAAACTATTATGTGTTTGTAACATATCGGCATCATTACCTATGATTGGGTTAACTTCTGTTCTATAAGGTTTACCTACTACGTTATTGTTATAAGAAACTAAACTGATATAGTCAGAGAATAACATAGACATAGTTTTGGGTCTAGTGTCTATTGCGTTAAAACTATTTTGAGACTCAATAACTTTTATTCTTAAATAACCAGGGTTTGTTGTATTTAATGATAGTTTACCTACGTTATTAAAATCGAATTTACCTGCTCTAATTAAAACTTCACCACCACGGTTTAACTTATCATTTTTTGTTGATCTGGTAGGTAATATAATGTCAGCATTATTTCTACCCATTAAAGCAATATCTTCTTTGTCTGGGAAACCACCTCTAAATTTACCTATTTTTTTATCTCCTGTCCTTAAGTTTTTATTATTACCACTAACATTTTTTAATAATTTATTTAAAATAGATGTGTTTAAGATATTACCTGCCGTAACATTTTCTTGGTAGGAAAGTTTATCTTTTTGTGACACTAAAGGACCAACCCACACTCTGTTTAATTGTGGGCTACCCATATCAAAAAACATTAACTTAACCTTTTCACCCACTTTAGGCATAATTTGTAGATGTTTAGGTAATAAAGGTATTGCCCACACTATTTCTGTTCCAGCGTTTGGGTCTACCCCTCCAGATAAATCAGTTTTTTGTTTGCTTTCATCTAATTTTTGTAAGGTATTAGAATTGGTTATCACTGTTTTATTGTCCGACCCAGAAACTTTAAAATAAGGTTCTGTTTTTTTATTTAATTTTGTTTGTTCTTTTTTGGAAAGTGAAGTTTCATTAGCATTATCATAAAATGGTACCCTAACTTTAATACGACCCTCATTAGATGGGTCTTCAATATCCACCACCTCACCAACATGGATAATAGTTCTATTAGTGTTATTTAATACACCACTAAACTTATCTGTGTTTAATATTTTACCAGTAGACATTATCTAATATTTCTTTTATTTAATTCTTCATTAATTTCATTATACGTATTCTCTATATTACGCCAATAATCATATAATTTAACGATATCCATTTTAACTTTTGAAAACTCATCTGCCTTCTTCTTTTTTAAAACTTGAAGGTCACTATTACTCATATTTTTAAACTTACGTTTTTCCATCTTAACTCATGACACCATAACCAACACCAGTACTAACAATTACCGCTGGTGCACCATTAACTACAGGGGTTGTTTGTTGACCAGGTATTGTAGTTATTGTTATTTTACCATCTAACAATATAGCTTTAATAATTTCCTCTACCCTTATAACTTCCATTTTTTCACTAATATTAGCCGAACCATCATCATTAGCACCAATAATTGCTCCAGCTTGTGATTGTCTTGATATAATTTCTGAAGCTATTTTTGTCGCTGATAAACCAGGTCTAAGTATTGCGCTTAAAGTTTGTCGCTTAGTCAATGGTGGTGAAGGTATATTTGGTACTTTAAATAAAGCCTTTAGTGCTGCTATTACTGATTTAGAATTAGTGAATATTGGTTCTGGAATTGCCATTTTTATTTTTTTTAAGTACCAGCATTTATGAAAGATAAAATGTTGTTAACGTCTTTGAGTAACTCTTTGGCTCTTTCTGCTTGTTCCTTACGTTGTAAACTTTTTTCTTTTATTATTCTAGAAATTTTTCTTGCAACTAAATTTAATATTTCTGATTTTATTATATTAAATAGATATTCTACTATTAAACTATATATTTTTTTAATTATACAGGTAGACTGTTCTCTAAAATTTATGATAAAACTTTCTATACCACCCACTTCTAAACTACTGTTGGGGTTTGTAAGGTTAACACCCAAACCAAAATCATTTAAAATAGATTCTATAAATTGTAAAATCATGGTAACAAACGGTTGTGTTACCTGTTGAAATATTACTGCTATTATTGAGTCAATAAATTCTTTAATTATTTTAATTAAACTAGATTCTTTATCTTCATCAGGTAAGTTAGCAGTAGAGTCTTTAGTTAAATTATCTATGAAATTACTAAACGATTTTTTAACTAAATTAGGTCTAAAATTATTTATATTATCGAAACTTTCCGAAAAACTATCAAAATCAACAAAAGTCCTACCTTGTCCACAACCTAAATTAACTAAATTATTGCCATTAATAATGGCTTCTTTTTTAGACCTAATATTATCCTGTTCTTCTTTAGTAAAAACAAAAAAACTATCATCATAAGTATTAAATTCGGTTTCAGAAAGTGTTTCTTTATTAATAATTTTATTTATTAATTCTTTAGATTTAAGTAAATCCTCTATATAACCCTCACCAATATCTGTTAAACTACTCACAGTACCAAAAACAACATCTATTATGTTTGAAAATAGGGTACTTAAATCTAATAATTTGATACTGTTAAGGCTCTTTTTAATAAATTTTTCAAAAGTCGTATTAGTATCTAATAAATTAACTTTCAATTTTTCAGTATCTTTATCATATTCAAATAAAAATATATCTTTCCATTTACCAGAACCAGTTTTCATTACTTTTCTTAAAAATAAAGTAAAATTACCCCCTATATTTGAGTTAAATTCTACTGTAGGTGTATTAGGTGTGACGTTGTTTACCTCATTAAATAATTGTTCTTGGTTTTCACCATAATAAAATTTACCTATGTCAGAATTTTCATCTATTTTTAATGTACCTTTTGGATCTATATTTTTTATTTTCACATCTAAAATTGGTTGTGTTAAACCAGACAAACTAAAATTGTTTTTTACATAGAAGTTGGTTATGTTTTCAACTAACGTATCTTTAATTTCTTCTTCCCATTTCACACTTTTTTCTAGTAGAGGTTTAAAGACATCTTCTTTTAAAGATTTGTTACCAATTTCTACTAATAAATCTAATAAAAAAGGTATTAAATTACCTTGTTTACTTTTAACAGAATTAAATAAACTTCTTGTTTTATTTAATTCTGGAAAATTTTCTTTTAAAGCCCTGTTTACAGCAACTTCATTAAAGATATCAGATTTATCATCTATAAAACCCATTTTATTTTTCTTTTTGGTTAAAAACGTCCCTTAATAGTTCCATGTCTTCTGGTGTTAAAGATCCTTCTACTTTATCACCAGTATCACCATTTTTAAATACTAAAGTGCTCATTAACTTAACTAATGATAATTTTTTATCTATTGTATTATCTATTAATTTAAGTAAGTCTGTGTTAGCTTTGTTAAGATTAACTAAATCGTGCATATCCTCGATGTCCACCTTTTTTTTGTTTTCGTTGATTTGTCTAATAGCTGTAGTTCTTTGTTCTACAAGTTCATTGTATGCTTCTTGAGCCATACCCAAAAAGCTTTCAGTACTTATATTAACTTGTTTTTTCTTTGGTCTAGCCATAACATATTTTTTTTATATAAATATCAGAAGATAGTTTTTTACAAACCATCTTTTAATACTTTGTAGATTGTTTTAAACCTTTTCATAGCGTTTCTAATATCCTTGGTTGAGAGGGATGTCATGTTACGCATGTATAATAAAATTAAATTTTTATTATATTTTTTATTTTTACTAACCTCTTCACTGAAAACTTTCTCCCAATCCTCCAAAATTGTAACTAAAGAAAGACCTACTTTTTCTTCATTTTCAGTTAAGATTTTGGTTTCTAAATCTTCTCTAATGCCTTCCGCTATCTGAGATAAAAATTTTGTTAAATCTAAATCATAATTATCTATGGTATAACTATTTCTTTCATCCTCTTCTATTGTAGAAGAATAATCTTCATAAGGTAACAAAGACTTCATTTTTTTGTCCTCTTTTATTAATTTACCTAACAGATAATGTTTACAAACAGTACCATAGTAAGAGTAAGATTTTTTGTTTTTGTCGGGTTTAAATTTGTGGAATTTTATCATTAAAAATGATAAAGCATCGGCATGAGTTTCTTCAAACTCAGAACTTTTAGAATATAATTTGTATTTTCTAATTATACTCTCCACCATTTTATTTAAAGGGTCTTTTAATTTTTCACGATAAATTTTATCCCTTTCAAAAGATTCTATAGTGGTACCAGACCATCTATAACCAGTTAAAGCAGTTTCATCTTCCACTAGTTTACCCAGTGAAAGATATTTTTTAACCGCTTCTTCTTGTTCCACACCAAAGTATGGGTCATTTTTTCTTTTTCTACCTCTTCTACTAACTTCAAACATAAAGGTTATACACTCTCTAACTCATATTTTATGCCTCTATCAGCTTTGAAATAACATTCTTTTTTAGAAGTGTTAAACCAAAATTTTTGTTCCAAAATATCAATTTTATCTGATTCATTGTTTTTGTATCCCCAAAACAAAGAACCTTCTCTCATGTTAACCTTTTTATAACCAATTTTAGGGATAGTCATAATCTTTTTATCATAGTAAGTCATTCTTAGTAAAAACTCATAATTAAAAAACATTTTAATACTAGGTTTTAATTTACCTACACCCACAAAAGATTCTTTTTTGATAATAGAACCAGACAATTGGAAGTTAGGGAAATTTAACAAAGCGTCGTTATCTAAAAACCCTAATTTTTCACTAAAATCTCTTGCCCAAACTGGTTCGTTTGTGAAGTGGATAAATTGATTATTAACGTCTACATCTAAAACTATTGGTAAAAAGGTATCGACCTCGTCATAAGCTTTAGAATATTTAACAAAATTATCGAACCAAATGTTAGAATAAACATCATCTATTTCTAGAATAGATAACCATTCTGTTTCTACGTTTTCTACACCTAAATTTACTTGGGAACAAAAATCTGTTTCATTTTCATTCTCAACAATTAAAATATCTTCTTTAATATTTTCAGGGTAGTCATAAGACTCTAATTCTTTTTTAATTTCTTCATTTTTAGGTATAACTAAAATTACTTTTTTTGGTAAAACTTTTTGTGTACTAACGCCAGTTATCGCATTAGCGAATAAGTTTTTTTCTTCCTCACCTAATTTAATAATTGGTAATATTACTGATACATCTGCTCTCATTATTAATCAACTTTTTCTTCTACGTTATTATTTTTATATTTGTCTAGGGTAGATTTAAATTCTTCAATTCTTTCTTCTATTATTCTACCATAAACTTCTTTTGCTTTTTCTACTTGGTTTTCTACTGTGAATTTTTCAACAGTTTCTTCCATATTTTGATAAATTTCTTCAGGAGTTGAGTCCTCTAACCAAGACTGTATAAATTTAGCTAATAAATCAGGGATAATATTGGTGTTATCAACCCATATACCATTTTTATCGTCCATCCAACCATTTAACAAATTAGGAATTTTACCAATTACAACATTACCTGATTTCATAGATTCTAATGGGAAGGTCCCAAATCCAGCAATATCATCCACCCAAACAGAAACACAAGATTCCTCTAAAGCCTTAGCAAAAACATTTTTAGTCATACCTCTCATATCTCTAAAAGTAACCCATTTTAAATGTGGGTATTTTAAATAAAAAGTTTTAAATATTTTAACAGTATCTCTTTGGTCTCTTGTTAAAATAGAAATGATAGGGTTCTTTGGTTTAGTTGGTTTTTTAAAGGTGTCGTCAACACTAACAGGAACAATATCCACTTTCAACTTGTTACCAAAAATACCTTTAATATGTTCTTTTTGTTGTTCAGTAGTTGTAATACAATTTGTAATATTATAATCCAACCAAGACTTACCTGCTTGTAAAGTTTCAGTTATATAATCGTATGACTGACATAATACAACTCTTTTCGCTGGTAATTTTACTGTTTGTTCCATCACATTAGCAAACAACTCAGGAATAACAATAAAATCCGTTGCATTTACATTAACACTTTTATCCTCAATTGAACTATGTGGCAGATTAGAATATTCTTCCCCCAACCAATTTTTAATAAAAGGCAATTGTTTATCTTTATACGAATTTTTTTCGTGTAAAATTTTAGCGTTATAACCTGCTTCTGTTAAAATTTTAACTTGTTCATAAATGTAAGAAACTGAAGCTACAGGTGTTGTTTCAGTGTCTATTACAAAAAAATAGATTGAAAACTCTTTGTTGCTTAATTTTTCAATCCCTTCATTTAAATTTTTTAAGATTTCTTCTACTTTATCCATTTTTCTTTATTATTTTATTTTTTATTAGTGTGTTAAAAGCAAGTTTAAAGGGTAAAGACAAGTGTTTACTACCCTTAATACCTAAACCATCGTCTGGTATTTCATTTTCATTAAAAACAACCTCGATACAAGTTTTAATAATCTCCCATTTGGTCATATCTATTAAATCAGATTTGTTGTATCTGATAACACCTTCAGAATCCCCATTATCATCTAATTTTTCTTCTAATTCTTCATCATACTCTAATAAATCTTCTATTGTTGTTTTTAATTTTATTGACGAGGAAATATTTTCTATATCTAAATAATATTCTTCCCCTAGTATTTCTAATAATTCCATGGTTAATTAATAATTATAATTTTTTATAAGTAAACTTTTTATTGTAAATCGGTGATCTCAGCATTAATTAAAGTTGATTCTAAAGATTCTAAAAACCTAATATCGACCTCTTTAATTGTTTTAACTCTAATACCACTTTGACTTATCTTTTGATTATATGGTTTATCGACAACAACACTTAATTTACCATGTTTAGGTTTTGTCTTTAATATTTTTGGGTGGTCAGTAATCATAACATCAACATAATCCCATACCTTAGAATACTCAGTAACAAATTTTATGTTAGGACATAAAGACCTAGTTTTAGATAAGAAAAATAGTGTAGACGGTATTGATAACCCACCTTCTCGTGTAATAATAATAAAGTTGTATTTTGGGTTTTCTAATATTAACTGATTTAAGGTTTCTACAGCAGAACTAACTACTTCACTAGCATAACCAAAAATCTCCAAAGTACATTTTTCATATAAAAACTCTTCTAAAGTAATTTTTTTAACCACCTTACTTAATTCAGTGTTTTCTGTTGAATCTAAAAATTCTTCTTCTTTAAATTCTGGATTAAACTCTAATTCACCTTGTTTAACTTCTTCTTCAGGAAAAGTAACCCATTTATCTAAATCATAATCCTCTATCTTTATCGGCTCATCCTCTTCTGATGCAAAATATTTTGTATGAACATCTTCTATTTGCCCAAAATAATCTCTTAAAACACCATCTATTGAAACTCCTATCTTCATCCTTCTACTATTTTATAAATTTTTAATAAATCTTTTTCACTAATACCTTTTCTCTTAGTGAAATAAAAAACAGCCTCATCAAAGTTTTTCTGTTTAGTTACAGTTACCACCTCACCTTGTTTTGTTTTTAAATAATATTTCATGTTTATTTGGTTGATTCAATTTCATCAAAGGTTGATTCAATAACCCTTATAATTGGGTTTCTAACTATGTCATCAGGATCTCTTAATGAGACAGTTCCAAATCCTTCAATATCCTTAAACTTTTCTATAATAACCTCCAAAGAACTGTCATGTTTTTTCTTAATATCCTTTTGTTTAATATCACCTAAAATAACCATTTTAGAATTATCACCAATTCTGGTCATTAGGGTTCTCATGTTTCCTATAGATATATTCTGTGCTTCATCCACAATAATGATAGTGTTATCAATACTACGACCCCTAACGAAAGCTAATGGTTGCATATTTATTACACCTAAATCTCTTAACTTGCGTGTCATGGTCTCCCCAATAATTTTTTCGAAATTATCAAGAAAAGAAATCATATATGGATCTAATTTGTCTTTTAAATCCCCAGGTAAATAACCCAACTCCTCACCAGGTAATTGTGTCACTGATTTGACTAAAAGAATTTTTTTAAACTTAACCCTAGTCTTTAATAATTTAAGAGCTTCAGCACATGCGAGAAACGTTTTACCCGTACCTGGGAGTCCAGACACAATAGTAATTTCATTTTCTTTAATTGATTTAACTAAATTTTTTTGATTTTCGTTTTTACACTTCACATTAACAAACATTGAAGACAAAAACTTATCTTCTTCGATGTTTTTCTTGTAAACAAAACTTTCAATCTCCTGAAGTTCCTCTTCAGTGAGTCTTTTTCCACTTCTATTTCTACTCATAAATAAAATATATTATATTTGATTGGAATGTATAGACTTTTTTCCACGAACATTTTCATAATTAGATTCGAACCATTCTATAGTTTCTTTTAAACCATCATATAGGGGTGTAAATTTAAAATCAGGTAAGTAATGTTTGATTTTAGAATTATCACTTGGTTTTCTAAATTGACCATCTGGTTTATTTTTGTCATATATAACTTCACCCTTAAAATTCAGTAACTCAACAATAATCTCTACAACTTCTTTAATAGTTATTTCTTCTGATGTTGACAATATAATTGGTTCATCTTCATTATAATTATCTAATACCCATTCTGTTAATTTAGCTACATCTTTATTATAGATGAATTCCCTTAATGGTTTTCCACTTCCCCATATCATTAGTGGTGTGTTGGTTTCTCTAGCGACATAACATTTATGAATTAATGAGGGAACAACATGTCCGTTTTCTATATCAAAGTTATCATTAATACCATATATATTTGTTGGGATAACTGATTTATAGTTTAAACCATATTGTTCTCTATAAGCCCTGATTTGGACATCAGCCATTCTTTTAGAGTAGGCGTAAGCGTCATTAGATGTGTGTGGTGGACCTAAATGAATTTTAGACTCCATTAGTGGGTATTCAACATTATCGGGGAACACACACGTAGATAAGAAACATACTAAATTTTTAATACCGTGTTTTCTTGAGGATTCGATAACATTTGTATTCATCATTATATTATCGTAGAAAAACTCACCTTTATATTTCATGTTACCACCAACACCACCAACTTTAGCTGCACAATGAATAACCTTATCGACAGTGAATTCTTTCTGTCTTTCTTCGTTAGTATAAAACTCAAACATATAGTCCGTGTCCTTAGTGTTCCTTAAATCACACACTTTAGAGTTTAAGGCTATCAAATCACCTGTAAATTGTGAACCAACTAACCCACTTTGACCAGTTACTAGTAATCTACCCATTATAATAGATTTAATTCACTATTATAATGACCTAACCAATGTTCAACCATCTCATCTAACATAGTTTCAAACGTGTAGGTTGGTTCCCACTTTAGTTCTTCCCTCATTTTTGTTGAATCACCTTTAAGGTCACGTAATTCTTCAGGTCTAAAATGTTTTTCATTAACAACAACATAATCCATATAATTTAAACCTAATTTGTTGAATGTGTATTCACATAAATCCCTAACTGAGTGTGATACACCTGTGGCACATACATAATCTTTAGGTTCGTCTGTTTGTAACATCATCCACATAGCCCTAACGTAATCTTTAGCGTGACCCCAATCCCTAGTAGCGTCTAAATTACCTAATTGTAATTTTTCCTGTAGACCAAGTTTTATCTTTACCGCGGCTTTAACAACCTTATTTGTAACAAAGTTAGTCCCACGTCTAGGTGATTCATGATTAAATAAAATCCCATTCCATATTTTCATACCATATGAGTTTCTATAGTTGTTTGTTATATTATGTGAGAATACTTTAGCACACCCATAAGGTGAAACTGGACTTAAGGGTGTGGTCTCTCTTTGATACCCATCACTATCAATATTATTACCAAACATTTCCGAAGAACTAGCTTGATATATTTTAGAATGTGGTGATACCATACGAA